CTTCGGCATCGTGGCGATAGGGCCACGCGTCGGCGAAGCCGGGCTTCTGTAGGAGTCGGGAGTGTTCGCGGAGGCAGTCTTCGAGCGAATCGAAGTCTTTGAAGAGTCGGTAGACGGTGTAGTACCAGCGTCCGGGCGTCTTGGTCTTGCAGACGGACACGACTTTCTCCGGCGCTACGAACGTGCGATTAGGGGAATTGAAGTACTCGTGAGTGAGGACGAGGACGGTCTTGCCCTGCCAGTTGCTACCTCGGGTGATACCAAAGAGGTTGAACCTGCCGACACGGGATTTACCCCATCCGCTCTCGAGGATGGCCTGTGCGGTGACGAACTCGGGCGCGATGTCGGTGGCCCGGCATGCTGCCTGATAGATTTCGAGCATGAAGGCGCGCTGTGATTCGGTTGCCATATTATTCTTCCTTTTTATTCAATTCCTCGTCGATCATATTCTTTACGTCGTTCTTCACTTCCCCCCATTTCGTCTTGATATACATTGAGACGCCGAAGATACTGCCGGCGTAGACGAGTGCCTGGGCCATGTACCAGAGTACGGAGTCGTTGATTTGATAATGATTCAAGAAGAAACAGAGGAATGTAAGGACCACACCGCTGGCAATCATTCCTCCTGCGGTGATGTACTGAAACCATTCTTTCGTGTTCGCTTTCATACTCTATATTTTTATATACAAAATTATGTTATCGCATTTGTTTTTCAAAGGACCGGGAGAGGTCGTGGGTGCCGAGGGTGTCGGGGGCGACGCATGACATCATGAGCGTCCATCCGACGGAGTGGAGCTCGGAAGCTACGAAGGGTACGATCTCGGCTTTGTCGAGGTCGGAACGGGAGAGCCAGGGGATGTCGCCACGGGTGGCATCGGCGATGAGAAAGGCATGGACGCGGGTGAGGAGTCGGAGGGTGGTGTCGGATGCCAGCATGTACTCGGCGGAGTCGGCCCGCTCGGGCATCTTATCGGCTACGGTGATGGCTATGCGCTGGGAGAGGCGGAAGGAGCCTGGATGGTCGGAGAGCATGTTGAACTCGCCGTAGTCGACGAAGAGATAGGTGCCGAAGAGGCGATCGATGCGGGCGGAGAGTTGGTCGAAGGACTGTCCGTAGACATAGTTTTTGATTTCGGGGACGCGGGGCTCATTCGGCAGCCTGTCGATGGCCTCGACGAGGTCGGCATAACCGGGAATGGAGGCGGATTCGTTGGTGAGGATGGCCCGGGCTCCTTTGCGGTCGGGGTATTGCGCGAAATAGAGGAACTGTTCTTTGATCATGTGGTGGTGATTATATGATTTTATCGATGACGGAAACGGGCAGTCCCACTTCGTTGCTGATCTTGAGTTTGTCCCACTCCATGACATGGAGGGATCGGACGACGTCGATGGTTTTCTTGCGCAGAACCTTGAGATAGGTGATTACGTTCATTCGCTCAATCTGCCGTGCGTCGCCGAGGCCTTCCTTGGAAAGGTCGTAGAGCGCATCGACGGCGTCGGTGGCGATGGGGTTTTGTGGGGCGGGCCGGAACTTGGAGAGGAGCGAAAACGAGGTGCGGGAGAAGAGATAGTTGTTGAACGCCTGGAAATTGAAAGAAATGGCCGTCAGCAGTTTGGGTGGCAGGGCCGCGAACTCACGCGCCAGCGCGTGGGCATGCTCGGAATCGTAGTGCTTCTCGGGATAATAGAGGATGGCTGCCATGAGGGGGAGGGCGGACTGTCCCTTCTCGATGAGTTCGCTGGCCTCGATATACTGAAGCGCGGTGAGCGAACAGGTGAGCATGCCATAGCTCTTCTCTACAGTATATCCCTTATAATTATGATTGTTGAGACGAAGAGAAGGGATGAGCTGCTTGCAGAAGCACAGGTCTAAGACATAATTATACTCCAGCCGCCGGAGAACCCGTGCTATGGGGTGATGGAGACGGAAGGGGTCGACGCGGCGACAAAGCTCGTAGGTTTCGTCGTCCAGGCCGTCGAGAACCTCGTTGTTGTCGGGGTAGTTGATTTGAAAGAGGAAGGTGAGTTGCTCGGATATGGCCACAAGGTTGGCGATTTGTTCCTCGGTGCGGAAGCGTCGTCGGTCCCAGCGCATGATGTCGCAGAGGTAATTGATTCTGACCTCTCCCGGAGAGATTTCGCCCGCGGCCATTCGCAACAGTTCACCAACCAACCGAATATATTGTTCGGAGGTCATTTTGTCCCAGCAGTTTGGGATTTGATATATTTCGCCTTTGTAGACGAGTTCGATGGAATTTTTCATGGCAGCATGATTATATTGTCTTCCGGGTTGTTGTAGGCAGAATAGCTGCTGACGTCGGCAGCGGTGTCGGTAGAGAGGAGCGTATCGGCGTTGCCGAGTAACTCCTCCGACTCACGGTCGAGACGATCGGCAAGGGCGAGAGCTGCGTCGTGTTCGTCTTTTCCAGAGCGATTGGCGTGACTCTCGTCGAAGAGATTTCGTATGGTGGGCGGAAATTCGAGGATATCGAATCGGCGGAGTGCCTTCGCTATGGTTTTCTTGACGAGGGCAAGGAGGAGCATCGGTCGGACATGCCCGGTGTTAGCTTCCGTGAGTTTGCTGAAATAAACGGACAGGAGTTCGTCGAGGGTTTCTTTCTGCAGCGGAAGCAGGCGGAAGAAGAAGAGGTAAGACATGTCGATGGGATAGATCATGTCGAAGTCGGGCATGGTCTTGATTTCGCATTTTTCAAGAATGGCGAAATAGGGTGTCTTGCGCCACAGGGCTGCCGGGGATGTGGTGTCTTGGGGTGGCGGAAGCGTGGCCATGAGCAGGCGGACGATTGTGTCGAGAGCGTTGCAGTAGTTTTCCATGTAGGAGCGGCGCATGGCTTCCATCTCGTACTTGTAGACAGTGACTTCTTTTTTTCGGAGGCTGAAAGTTTCAAAAATAAGATGCGTGGCCATGGTCATGTTAGCCATCGCCGCCCGCAAGCCATCAAGGAGTTGGGATTCTTCGTCTTCTTCTATGATGGCTTCGAAAACCTGTTGCCCGACGACAGCTTCCACTCTCTTGCGGGCGGAGATTCCTGACGCCTGAAGATCGTCCAGGTTTATGTTTGTTTCGACCCCGGGAGCATATCTGCTGAAGGTGGCCATGTTTTTGAAAATATCTCTAAGAATGTTCATGCCTGTTGCTGGTTTAATCTGTCTTTGGGGGATATGTCTTCCTGTCGCTGCGGAACCTCACGATAGAAGCCTATGCGATAGCCTTGTTTATAGAGGTGAGGGAAGTTGAGTTTCAGGGCGAGGTTGAATGGCTCTGCGCAAATCTCGTCCTCGGGGGTGAGCGACATTATATATATAAGGTAGTTGTAGTAGGCGTCAGACCCTGACTTGCTGATTACACCGTCTTTGCTCACTGCCGTAATGGAAGCATCGAGACCAACACTTGACAGCAGGGCTTCTTCGGCTCTCTTGTCGTAGGCGATAAGTGCTTCGATGTACTCCTTATATTTCAGGTCGACGGTCTCGATTTTCCACGTCTGTTCGTGTCCGGACGCGTCCATAAAGGAAATGGAAGAATAGGCCTTGCCCTGATTGTCGGCCCCGCTGAGATAGTCGCCTATCTTGCGCAGTTCCAATCGCATGTACTCTACGAGTAAGGATTCGCGGTATTCCGTGCCAATCTCGATACCATTGTATTTAACCAGGGCGAGATCCTTTGATTTGAGTAGTTTGTTCTCCTCGCATAGCTTGATGAGCTGGGTGCGCTTGCTGCTGACCCAGGCATTGGGAATGATGATGTGAATCTTGGCCGCGAGCGAATTGCGCAAGAAAGAGTTGATATAAGTCGCGGTCTTGTTGCTGCCTTGGATATATGGACGTGCGCCCTGATGGGTCTCGTTCACGCCGTAGAACTCATCGACCGATTTTTCTCGATGATGCGACACTGCAGCATAGAGGTAGTTATCCACCTCTGACAGTGCGAACTTCGGATAAATCTTATAATTACCCAGTCCGTAGGTCCACCTGCCTACGGCTATATGGTGGAAGTCTCCATAACCAATCTGCTCGTATGCTACATCCTGCCGGGTGGTGGCAAGCCGGCAGTGCTTATTCTCTAACGGTTCCAGTCCGGCAACGGGCATCATGCCCAACCGCTTACCACGGGCAAACCGCCACTTGCAGAAAAAGTCGCCGAAGTAATAGAAGTTCTTGATGTTGGTCTTGGCGAACTCCTGTGCCGTGCATTCCATGCCCCGTTCCTGCCAAGTATTCAGCCAGTCATCCCACTCGGGAAGGGATGTATATTCACGCTTCATCTTACCACCCTCCACTGTCTGCATATACGCACAGGGGCCATGGCCATAGAGCATCTTTATCTCCTTACTGTACAAGCGTGGCAGTAGGCGGTTCTGCTTGATCTCCATCGTTACCTCGTCGCAGAGCGCGTTATTATCCCCACGCATACACATCTGAAAGCCATTAACACCAAGCCACTGATGTTCGTTCAGATAGAGTTGTCTACCCTTCGGTACGAGCAGCCCCGGTGTGCCAAAAACCTGCTGCCCTTCCCCTATCTGAAAGGAGAACACGTTGCTGTCCAGGATATAGTTGCCGGCATTGCCGTAAAGTTCTATACTGTCGTTCATAACCAATTTATCTTGTGTAGTTTATATCCGTCTTGCGGAAAGCCCATATACCTGATGAGTATGCGGTAGCACATCCTTGGCTCACCATCGCCGTCTTCAAAGAGAAAGTAGTTCTCCGAATCAACGGCGAACCTGTCCTGTGGCAGCTGCGTGCGATACCTGCAGTGCTCCTTGACCACCATGCTCTCACCAGCCATGCCCTGCGACCTCGAGTAGGGGAAGAAGCACAGCGTGAAGTCACCTTTCGGCAGCTTGCTTATCTCCCTTGCCCATTGCATCGCATGAATGCCGTCCATTTCGATTAGCTTTTCCATCACTTGCGAAATTACGCAATTCCTCTATTGGGGCAAAGGACGGAACGTGGAGCCGGCCGTCATATTTCCGCCTTTTTGGAGGGCTGCACCTCATTATCAAAAATCAGCGGTGCGTGGTAATTTCCGTCGTTTGACCATTTTATTTTTTATTCTTTAGAACGTAACCGATTGATTTTCAATAAAGTTGAATTTTGACCTATGTAAACAGCCGTCGTTATTATCCTGTTTTGGACATTTTTTATATCAAATATTGGACATTATTGGGTATTATATCATGATGTTTTCGGGTAAATCATCGGGCAAAGAACTCAATTCTTTCTTGATGATGTCCGAATAAAGACCGTACAGAAGGTAAATCATTGCACTCGGGAGCTGCGTGGTCAGCCCGGGGCGGCGTTTCAACTCTTCCTTCTTCTCACTCGATTTATCCAGTTCTATCCTTCCGTTGGTTTTCTTCAACGGACTAACAAGAATGGCACTGCAAAGATTGGGACACTCGTTTTCATCGACGCGCACTTTTGGCAACTGCGGAAGTTTTTCGGCAAAGAGCAACTGGCAGAGCCTGAACTGCTGCCAGTGGTAGATGGTGGGTGCACCGTCGTTGTAGAGGAACACCGAAAAGCCGTAACTCTCCAAAGCAGCCTTCATCGTCAGCGAGTCGGTCGTTATCTGTTCGAGTTCCTCCTTGGTCTTATTTCCGGCACGGTCGGGGTAGAGGTGTATAACCTTGTTCACGGCATCGGTACCGAAGAAGGAGAACACCTGCTGCGCAAGGTTCTGCTGGTCGTCGGGGATATATGCCCAAAACTCCTTGATGATATCAAAGCGACTACCATAGTCTTTCTTCTGTCCGACGATGAGCGATTGAAAGTTACCAGGATCATAACCAATATAGAGTGGTTCGTGCTTATCGTAATGTCGAAGATAGCGAGCGGTCAGGGTGAAGTGGTCCCTGAGGTTCAATTTCAAAATC